CTCATATAAGCGAATAGAGCGAAGAAACCTATGATTGATGCGATTGCTAACTTGTCGATCTTTTGCATGTCTCTCTCCTTAAAATTGAAGTGGTGGCAGGTAGTGAATTTCCTGCTTCCAAAGTTCGTTCGTCTGCTATTGAGTAAGCCATGCAATCGGCCTCGGTATTACTCAGCATAAGAACCAGTTCCACGTCCGATTCGCTATTGCTAACTGACAGCTCATCACCACTGAGCATTCACCACACGACTGAGAACTGTCCACCGTACTGCGATTTGTAATCCAAGGTGTCGCGGGCTAAGCCCTATAAACAATTCTCATGCGTGTGGTTACTGGCATTTAACCTCGCCAGTGCGGAGGTGTTGATAACATCGGGGTAGCTCAGAATTACCGATATTGCTGATATGCCATGCATAAACTGACTTTTACATATCGCCCCTAAACAGGAATCATCAACATCTAACCAGCCTGACCCCCATAAAGCAGGGTTTTATCAACTTACAATTTTTGCTAGGCTTTACTTTGGCTGCTACTCTAGGTGGCTAAGACCTAGTATCAAGCTGGTTAGATGTTTGGCCTGATTTAACAGGCCGTAGGATTAAGCTAAACGACCCCATTGCATTGCAAAGTTGCGGTCATATACATCTCTAAGCATCTGGTCAGATAAAGCCTCCAAAGCGCCTTCTGATGCATCCTCAGCTATTTCTAATTCTTCTTTCTCGATCATCTTTTTGATGAGTGCTAATTGCTTGCTTGTGTCGCCCAAGTAGTAAGCACGAATCAACTCAGCACCAAACTCATCTGCTACACGATTGCATGTTGCATCGCTGAACATTCTGAAAAACTTATCATCGACTTCCTTGATTTGGTGAGCTGCGTCAGCTTTGTTTTTAGCGCGAACTTTTGCTAATTCTTCGCCAAGTATTTTGTTTTCTTGCGCTTGCAGCTTGATTTGAATTGCGTTCATTTCAGTTCACTCCTAATTTTTTAAGTGATTCACATGCAAGCCATTTATTTCCATGATTAGAAAGTGCAATTTCAGATTCTTGTTTTGTTGCTCCAGTCATTTCGGAAATTTGCTTCACATCATGGTTTCTGCAACGAATCATGATTTCTGTCATTGCCTGGTCAGCGTTTTGCTCATTCATGTTGTTCTCCGTGTTTGTTTGCTTGATGACTCTACTTTAGGCGATGCAAAAACGATTGTCAATAACTTTTTTTATCATTTCGCATAAATATTTTAAGCCGTTGCGTTTTTGCGATGTACTTGCAATATATCTTTTTTTGATCTACCATGCAAACATTACCAACAACAAAAGGAAACAAAATGGCGACTCAAATCGAATCTAAACTTGCTTATGTTAAGCGAAAACTGAATGACCCAGCTTATAACAACATGCAATTATCACGTGCAACTGGCTTAACTCCAGCGGCAATTTCTCGCATTGCTAATGGCGATACAAAGAATCCAACGTATGAAACAGTGGAAAAAATCGCGTCTTACTTTCAGGGGTTGAAATGAAAATCGAGTTAAAAGAAGAAGTAATGGATGCAGTAGGAGAACTGCCTGACTTTGGCAATCTCTTGCTGCGGGAATCTGGTTATCCACACCTTAAAGACACTTCCGCATGGAATGATGCTGGAACTAAGCCAGATCATCCTTGCTTGTGTGAGACTCGAAATATTTCTGATGGCGTTATTCATGATTCTATAGACCCCGATGATTGGTTTAAGGTTTACCAATATTGGAATGGTGAATATTTTGGTTTATCAAGTGGCACAAAGAATCACGCATCAAGAATAGATCGAGCTACTGTAAAAGATGAATGCAATCAAGATGTTCAATGGCGTGAGGTACAGCCATGAGCAAATGGAATTGCGCAAGCACAAAACCTGCTACATCTGGCGTATATGAAACCAGAGCAGGGAACCATCAATTAGTCGAACCAATGTACCAGCTTTGGACTGGTACGCATTGGGACTATCCGACAAACAGCGTAGAAAACGCTAAGAAGCCATTTGGCAAAAGTCGTATTCAAGAGATCGAATGGCGCGAGGTGCAGCCATGATTTCTATTGATTTGAAGCCAACGTGCCAATTCAGATTATCAAAAGTTTTTAGCTCATATAAAGACCAGCCTTTGTTAAAAGATGCTTATGGCGCTGAATACGCATTACAGCAACTTTGGATTGATTCAAAAGGCTGCGTTAAGTGGGAAAATGTTGAGGTAGTTGATCTTTCTAGCGAGGTGCAATCATGATGTTTCTTACTGCGCCACAACTAGCGAACTTCCGCGAACAAACACACAAACCAATCGTAGGCCAATCTAAAACACAGTGCTGTCCAAGCTGCAAAAAGCAACGATCTATTGCGCAGTTCTGGAACAAAAACAAGCTGCCAGTGTTCAAGCTCTGCCGTGAATGTAGGGGGTCTAAATGACTTCTTACACGATCAACAGCGATGCATCACTGCAAAACTTTATCGGCTCAATTCGCGAGACTTACAACGGCTTTAAGTTTTTGCGCGTCAACGTGAAAACAGGAAAAGACAGAAGCCTTCCGCAGAACTCTATCACTCACGCATGGTATGAGCAGATTGCGCGAGAACTACGCGAGGATAGCGCAATGGGCTGGAAATGCTACTGCAAGCTACATCATGGCGTTCCAATCATGCGCACAGAAGATGCAGAGTTTCGTGACGCTTACGACCATGTGATTAAAGGTTTGCGCTATGAGCAAAAGCTTGTTGCTATGCGCTCTTGGCCTGTCACATCAATCATGAATAAAGACCAGTTAAGCAAATATGCTGCAGCGATGCAGGATGATTTTCGCGCTCGTGGCGTATTGCTTGAGTTCCCATCTGGTGACGCATGACGAAATGCAAAATCTGCAAGGATCAGTTTAAGAAGCTACGTATGACTCAAAAAGTATGCGGAAAGATTGAATGTGCTGCTGCATTTGGAAAGCAAGAAACAGAACGAAAAGCGGCAAAGAAAGAGCGCGAAGAAACAAAGGTGCGCAAAGAGAAGTTAAAACGATTAGCTGATTGGGTTGCAGATGCTCAAGTTATTTTTAACAAATACATTCGACTTCGTGATGTCGGTCTTCCTTGCATTTGTTGTGGGCGCTTTCCTTCTAGTGATTTTCGTCTTGGTGGAGATTATGACTGTGGTCACTATCGTAGCCGTGGCAGTGCGGGGCATCTTAGGTTTCACGAGGACAACGCACACGCACAACTCAAGCAATGCAACAGATGGGGAGCAGGGCGAGCAGTAGATTACAGAATAGGACTAATCCAGCGTATCGGATTGGAGAGAGTAGAAGCACTAGAAGCAAACAACATTCCGCATAAGTGGACTGTTGAGGAACTGAAAGAAATCATTGCGACATACAAGCGCAAGATTAAAGAGTTAGAAACCAGCCGCGCCAACGGCTAGAACTAGGAGAAAGAAATGACAAAGCGAAGTGTAACAAAGAAACCGAAGTTAACGCAATGGTTTGATGGAAGTGTAAAGCCTGTGCGTGATGGTGTTTATTTAAGGTATTACGGCTCAACTCATGATTGCTACAGCCTATTTAAAAAAGGTGTTTGGCACTTATGGTCTGAAACGCCAGAAAAAGCAGCAAAAGCAAAAGGGAAAGCACACTTTCAGCTTCAAAAGTGGCGCGGCCTTGCACAAAATCCAGAGGTGAAACCATGACACAAAAAGAAGAGAATTAAATTAGAAAGCCGCATGTGATGTGGCTTTTTTTGCGGTCAAAATAAAATTATTTGCTATTTATTCGATATTGCAGTATATTTTTATTTGCAGCATTTAACTTACATAACGAGAGGGAGCATATGGAAACGATGGATTTATTTTCTAATGATGAAAATCATCAAGATCAAACAATTGGCATTATTAAGAAACAATTAGAAATTCTCGGGTCAATGTCTGGTGACAAATTGGTATCTGCGATTAACGAATTGCGCGAGATAATTCACGGATATTCACCTTTTAACAGCGAGCCAGTTGATTTCGTAAAATGGGTAAAAAATACTCAAGTTCACGCAAATGACTATAACCCAAACAGTGTTGCACCTCCAGAAATGGAATTGTTGAGGCTATCTATCAGTTCTGATGGTTATACGCAGCCGATTGTATCAATGCCAGATGATAATAATATGTATGAGGTTATTGATGGGTTTCATCGTCATCGTGTTGGTAAAGAGTGCGCTGATATTCAATCTCGGGTTCATGGGCATTTGCCATTAGTGCAAATTAGAGCAAGTCAGCATGACAAAAACGATCGTATGGCAGCGACAATTCGCCATAATCGTGCGCGTGGAAAACATAAAGTAGAAGCAATGTCTGACATTGTTGTTGAGCTTAAGCGTCGATTCTGGTCTGATGACAAGATTGCCAAAGAGTTAGGCATGGAGCCTGATGAAGTTTTGCGATTGACGCAAATTACTGGTCTGTCATCTTTGTTTGAGAATGCTGCATTTTCTGAGGCATGGGAAGCAGAGTCATTTACTGATATCTCAGAAGATGACCAGGAGCTTATTCATGAAGATTAAGCGCATATTTCATCGTTTTGAAAAGTGTGAGGAATACAAAACAAATATGTGGCGCATGGTTCCAATTGAAGCAAGAGGCGATCTTCAAGAGTATTCAAGGAACCTAATGATTGAACACGATGTATTTGAGGCTGTATGTAAAAAAGTGGTTGATGAATGGACATTTTCTTGCGAAGCGAATTTAACGGCCTCATCAGTCAATCATCAAGCATGGATAGGGCATGCAGCTTGCGCATATAACCATAACGCGCCAGAAGATATTACGCGCTTAGCATGGAGAACTTTGACAGAGGAGCAGCAAGATTTGGCAAACAAAGCAGCAGATAACGCAATTGAATATTGGCGACAAAAGCATATTGAAAAATTAAAAGGAGAGAGTAATGCCTAAACGTGGATTAGGAATGGATGTTTTAGCAGCAGCAAAACAACGCATTGAATGGACGTTTGATAATTTTGATCGAATTTACATTAGTTTTAGTGCTGGCAAAGATTCTACTTTGATGCTTCATTTGGTTATGGACGAAGCTAAAAAGCGAAACAAAAAAATAGGCTGCCTGTTTATTGATTGGGAATGTCAAATGCGCCTGACGATTGATTTTGCAAAGCAAATGTATGATGAATATGCGGAATGGGTTGAGCCATATTGGGTTTCGCTTCCAATGAAAACATGGAATGCTACAAGTCAATTTGAGCCAGAATGGACAGCTTGGGACGCAAACAAAAAAGATTTATGGGTTCGTCAGCCAGACAAAATTAGCATTACTGATGGATCAGTGTTCCCATTCTATTTTGAAGGAATGCCATTTGAAGAGTTTGTGCCTTGTTTTGGCGAGTGGTACGCACAAGGGAAAAAGTGCGCTGCATTTATCGGGATTAGGGCAGATGAAAGCTTAAACCGATTTCGCACAATTGCACGTGATAAACCAATGTTTGACGGAAAGCCGTGGACGACTAAAGTCATTGCTGATTGCTGGAATATTTATCCAGTTTATGATTGGAAAACAACAGATTTATGGACGTATTTTGGTAAGTTTAAAAAGCCGTATAACAAGCTTTATGACCGAATGTATCAAGCTGGTATGAAAATATCTCAAATGCGTATTTGCGAGCCATTTGGCGATGAGGCGCGAAAAGGATTGTGGCTGTATCAAGTTGTTGAGCCTGAAATGTGGGCTAAGGTTTGTTTGCGCGTTGCTGGCGCTAATACTGGCGCATTATACGCAGATGAAAAAGGCGCTGTTTTGGGCAATCATCATGTAGCATTGCCACCTAATCACACATATAAAAGCTTTGCCAATCATTTGCTTAATACGATGCCCCGACCAACAGCAGAACATTACAAAAACAAATTGGCTGTTTATCTAAAATGGTGGTCAAAGCGCGGATATGAGGATGGAATCCCAGATAAGGCTGAACTTAGATTGGAAAGTTACGGAAAAGTTCCAAGCTGGAGGAAGATATGCAAAACAATTTTGAGAAATGATTATTGGTGCAAAGGGTTAGGATTTAGCCCAACAAAAACATCAGCGTATAAAAAGTATGTTGAGCTTATGAAAAAACGTAGGGCTGATTGGAAAATTTACGATGACATAAAAAATCAGGAGGCAGCATGAAGCAACTTGAGGAACTCAGAAAGTATTTCAAGCGTAACAGCAGATTAACGCAGCATCAAGCAACTATTCAACTTGGCATTGCTAGGCTGAGTGAGCGCATCAGGGAATTAGAATCGCAGGGATGGGAGTTTGAGCATCGTCGCATTGACGCACCAACAAGATACACGCATGCAAAAGTTTGTCAGTATATTTTGTTGAAAAGACCAAAAACAGTTGTATAATTTAATCGTGGCTTTGAACGGCTAACACTTGGTGGCTTTACGCATGGGGACTCGTATCAAGCGAGCGTTCAACATCCAGAAATGGATGCCCCAGCCGTAAAGCCTTTTTTTTGGGCAAAAAATGTATTACTACCAGCATCATATAGGTGACTATCGCAAAGATACGTCTCACCTTTCGCTATTGGAGCATGGCATATACCGCCAATTGCTTGACCTTTATTACATCAACGAACAGCCATTAAGCACAGATCATGCGATTACTATGCGCTTGATATGCGTTCGCAATGCGGACGAATCAAAAGCGTATGAAAACGTGATAAATGATTTCTTTCAAGAAAAAGAAGATGGGTTTTATCACAAAAGATGCGAAGATGAAATTGTAAAATTTCACGGTAAAAGTGAGAAAAGTAGAGAAGCTGCTAACAAAAGATGGTCAAATAATGCAAAAGACATGCGTTCGCAATGCGGACGCAATGCGGACGGTATGCCAACCAATAACCAAGAACCAATAACCAATAACCAAGAACCAATAAAAGAACATAAGGCGCGAGCGCCTAAATATGATTTTGTTAAAAGTTTAGTTGAACTTGGTGCTGATGAAAAATCAATTCGTGATTGGCTAGAGGTTCGCAAGAAGAAACGAGCAGCAAATACTGAAAGCTCAATTGACCACTTAGTGAGAGAATCAGCAAAAGCCAATATCTCGATTGCTGATGCCGTTTTGATTTGCGCAACACGTAACTGGCAGAACCTTACTGCTGAATGGCTACAGCCAAAGATTCAGCATCAGTCGCGGCCTGAAAAGTTTAATCCAACGGCATACGTGAATCGAAATAGAAATGTTTTGAAGGAAATAGAATGAACGAATTTTCAAAATGGTTTGAAGTTCATCCAAAGTTGCAAATATCCATGATGGATCATTTGTACAACAGATTGGATGGGGCTTACCCGCACAAATGGCGATCAAACTTTCCAGACCAGGCAAGCATTGATAATTGGGCTACATCGTGGGCAGAGACGTTTGAGGAAGAGCGCATCACATTGGAAGAAGTTGCGGCAGGGTTGAAATATTGTAGGAAGAATCTCGAGTGGCCTCCAAGCATTGCGGAATTTGTTAAGGCATGCAGACCTAGCATCAATCCTTTAACGGCTTATTACGAGGCTGTAGCTGGCTGTCAAGCGCGTCAAAGAGGTGAGGTAGGTGTATGGTCGCACCCTGCTGTTTATTGGGCTTCTGTGCCTCTTTCTTACGATTTGCTGAGCCAATCATACTCACAGATCAAATTAAGGTGGGAAAAGTCATTTGAAGATCAAATGAACAAGGGCGAGTGGGATGAAATCAAAAAGCCACTTGTGGCATTGCCTCCGCCATCAAAAGGAAAAACGTCAAATCATGAGGCTGCAAAAACATTAAGAGATATTGGCGCGTCAGAAATTCTCACGATCAATAAATCAGATACAGCGTGGTATCGCAAGATTTTAGATCGAGTAAAAAAAGGCGATAAGACGGTTACGCTGAGACAGCGTAAAGTTGCAGAGGAAGCAGCAAAAGAACATAGTTATCAGGCATAAATAATTATTGCATAATATAAAAAGTATGCTATATTTAATGGTGCGACATGAATAGGTTTTGTAAATGGTGCGAGGTAAACGCAGGGCGCACATCAAACAAGGACTGTTGCGTATTGCGAAGGCTTGCACAGATGCCGCAAAACAGATTGCGAGAGTATGCAAAGAGACTGTCAAAGGCAGAGCAAGACGAACTTAGACCAAGACTAATAGATGAACGTAAGCGATTGAGGGAAATAGAAAATGGACATAACAAATTGCACAAAGGAAGAACTAGCACAGGCCGTACTTGAATTAACTGTTGAGCTAGGCAAGACACGTAGGTCGTTAAAAGCGGCGTTAGAAGTAAATAAAACAAACACAGATTGGTGCGGAACGCTTCCAAAAATCGACCCATTAGCAACTGACCCGAGGCATGTAGTATGAAGAAGCGAAACAAGAAATATAAGCCTAAGCAGGTCATTACAAACGCAATTGACTATCTACGTGGGGGGTTCAAAAAAGTAGATTCGGTATATCTAACTGAACTCAACATTAAAAACCATCTGGCTTTGGTCAGAGTTCTCAAGGGTGAAGCAGATAACGAAGATTGGAATAAGTTGTGCAGCGTTGCAAATATGGCGCTGGTAATTACAGAGCAGCACTTTAATGACCAATACAGAGAAATGTTACTAGCGGGACGCGATGCGCTGCAATCACTAGGTAAGCGACAGTTAAAGATCGGGCGGTTCGTATTGACTGGCGAGGAAAAGTCAGCAATTGAAAACATGATGGAAGTCCACGAAGCCCAATTATTAGCTTTGCGAGTGGTTGATATAGAACGAGCATATAACGAAGTGATGCGCAGACTAGCAAGTAAAAGCGGGAACATTAAAGTCGTGGAGGAAGCATGAGCAAGAAGTTAAAAGATGTTGATGCAGTTTCAGTCATTGAACTATTAAAAGCCAATCCAGAGAAGCGGTTTCGGCTGAAATACATCACAAAATTGTTTGGCGTGTCTGAGGCAAGCATAAAGGCTCTAGCATCTGAGAATCCAAACACGATCAAGCAAGAAAAGACTTTGGACGGCAGATTCAATTATTACTATCTAGATGATGCAGGGCAAAGAAAAGAACGATGGGTTAAACCATTCACGCCAATGACACCAGAACTATATGCAAAGCGGATTGATACAAAGGGAGTGGTGAGCATATGACAGATACAAGCATAGACCGTATTAAAGACTTGCTAAACGTATGGGCACACTATTACAAGCCTCTACCTGACCGTGGCTTTCCTCGTACATGTTCGTTTGTTGTGGAGCGCGTACAAACCAGCCGATCAACGGAAACGATGGTAGATACTGTACCAGAGGACGTTAAGCGGTTAAACGACTATATCGAAAGCCTAGCGCCACAGTTCAAGCGTATTTTGTCTCTAGAGTATTTTGACAAGCGACCGACAAAGACAAAGGCCGAGCTAATCAATATACCGCGCCAAGTGTTTGCTCTACGTGTAAGATGGATATATGAGCAGCTTACTTGGTCAATGTGGGGTGAGTAAAAACAACAGATAAAAATATTTTCGGTGTGCGTTTAAATAGTTCTTGCATGAGTATCAAAATGAGACTATTATTCACACATCGAAGCACAACGCACAAGGGGCTAATATGAAAGCAATGAAAATAGATGAAAATAAAGCTGGTTGTAGGTTTGCAATAGTTTGCGCTGACGCTGGCTTTAAAGTTTATCGAGAATGCTGCAATTATGCCTCTCATGTTCGCGGTGGCATAGCAAAAACATGGCGATTAGTTGAAACATGCGCAAGTTTAGAATCGGCAGAAATGCTTTTTCAACGTAAAATTTCAGGGAAACAAAAACCATGAGCAAATGTAACCGCTGCGGCGGTTCCGGCTTCCGCTGGAACAACGCCGCCGAACAAATGACCACATGCAATTCCTGCAATAATCAGGTCGTTTTATCGATGGCTATGGTTAGTGAGGAGTTGCAGCGCAAAGAGTATGTCAGAAACCATAAATTCGAGTGCGTTCCTTGGCGCGGAGCAGGCGGAGAAATTGGATCATGTATTTACTGCGGAAAAAAACAAGATTCAATTACAAAATATTATTTAGACAGAGCAAATGGCGCTCATGCAAACAGGGCAAGATAAATGAACGCACTTTCAAACTGGCAAAAAGAAATAGGTTTTACTTACGACAGCGCAGCACAAGCATTGGGCGTATCCAGAGCAACTTATGCGCGTTATCTTAAAGACGGTGCGCCACTGTCGATACTTTTAGCATGTGCGGCGTTAAAAGCTGGATTAAAGCCTATAAAGTGACATGACAAAATAGTTGTTGTAACGAAGTGACATGACGATTATGATTAGAAATATCTAGTGTTGATTCGTTCGCACTAAAGAATATTAGCCTCGTATCTTAACTGATTCGGGGCTTTTTTACTTCTGGCCAGTTAAGGATTGCGAGGTTCGCGGTCGCTGGTAATAGGCGACTATAGTTTCGTGTGGCAAGCGATTAACGCATCAATTAGCCAAAACTTTCTCCCTCTCGCTATATGCGGGTTTAGCCTCGATCCGTCGGGGCTTTTTTATTTGTAGGCAGGACACTCCGTGAGGAACCCTGAAACGTTATGACCAGCAAAATCGACAAAGTGCCGAAAAGTGCAGATAAGCGATTAGCCAATTTAACAGGCGGTAGTCGCAAAGGAATCCCAAACAAAACAACGCAAGCAGCTAAAGACGCAATCGCACAAGCAGCCGAAGAATTGGGCGGCGCTGATCGATTAGTCAATTGGGTGAAAGAAGATCCAAGCAATGAGCGCGTGTTCTGGGGGACTATCTATCCAAAGCTTTTGCCTTTGCAAGTCAATGGTGCTGGTGAGAACGGCGAGCACCTTGTGAATATCGGTCGTATTGAGTTAGTAGCTCTTAAATGACAGCAGTTCAAGTAGCGATTCCCGAAAAGCTGATTCCAGTCTTTGAAGGCAAAGCAGACGTAAGAGGCGCTTACGGTGGGCGCGGCTCAGGTAAGACTAGATCGTTTGCGAAAATGGCTGCTGTACGTGGATACATTCACGGCAGAGCAGGCGAAAGCGGGATTATCTTGTGCGCACGTCAGTTCATGAACTCGCTGGAAGATTCAAGCCTGGAAGAAGTAAAGCGGGCAATTGAAGAAGAAGAATTTCTTGCTGATTACTACGAGATCGGTGACAAGTTCATTAGAAGCAAAGATAAGCGGATTAACTTCGCGTTTGCTGGCTTAGATCGAAACATCGCAAGCATTAAGTCTAAAGGCCGTTTGCTGCTGTGTTGGGTAGATGAAGCAGAGCCGGTAACAGATGAGGCGTTTGTAACACTGATTCCTACCTTGCGCGAAGAAGGCGAAGGATGGTCTGCTGAGTTATGGGTAACGTGGAATCCAAAGAGAAAGAAAGCATCTGTAGAAAGCCGTTTCAGGTTTTCAAAAGATCCACTAGTTAAAGTTGTTCAACTTAACTGGACTGATAATCCGAAATTCCCTGAGAAGTTAGACCGCGACAGATTGCGTGACCTTGAAGAAAGGCCAGAGCAATACGGTCACATTTGGGAAGGTGATTACGTTTCAGCAGTTGAGGGCGCTTACTTTACTAGGCATCTTCTGAAAGCTAAAGAAGAAGGCCGAATAGGATTTGTACCTGCTGACCCGTTGATGACTATTCGCTTATTTGCGGATATTGGCGGTACTGGCGCAAGGGCTGATGCTTTTACCTTTTGGGCTGCTCAGTTCATCGGCTTAGAGATTCGGGTAATCAATTACTACGAGGTGCAAGGTCAACCAATTGACGCGCATCTTAACTGGCTACGCGCTCAAGGTTACACACCAGACAAAGCACAAATCTGGCTGCCTCATGACGGTGATACGCAAGAGAAGGTCTATGACGTTTCTTACGCATCTGCCTTCAAGAAAGCAGGTTACAGCGTTGAAGTAATACCTAATCAGGGTAAAGGCGCTGCAAACCAGCGTATAGAACGCGCTAGGGTGCTTTTCCCACGTATCAGATTCAACGAAGAAACTACCAGTGGTGGACGCGATGCGCTTGGTTGGTATCACGAAAAACGAGACTTAGAGAGAAACATTGGACTTGGGCCTGAACATGATTGGGCTTCTCATGGTGCTGATGCTTTCGGTCTTATGTGTGTTGCTTATACAGAGCCTAGCTCAGTAGCACCTAAACCTATTAGTTATAGAACACGGACAATTGCATGAAGAAAGAAAAAATGTCAGATGACGATCTTCTTGCGCTATTACAGCGTAAAGAAGACGACGCTGCACACTACGTGCATGGTCAGCTAGGTCAAGAGCGTGAGACTGCTTTGCGTGAATACTACCGCATGCCTTACGGTAACGAGGAAGATGACGGATGGAGTAAAGTTGTATCTTCTGACGTGTCCGACTCTGTAGAATGGATTCTCCCCGCACTGTTAAAGACATTCACTAGCACAGATAAAGCGGTATCTTTCGAGCCTTCTACGGCTAAAGATGTTGCAGGCGCTGAACAAGCGACTGATGCATGTAATTACGTGTTCTATAAACAGAATAACGGGTTCTTAGTTCTCTATACCGCGATCAAAGATATGCTCACGGTTCGGAACTGTGCTGTCATGTGGCGCAAAGAGACTAAGGAAACAGTCTCAAGTATTCCGTTTAAGGGTGCGACTCAAGAAATGCTTGCGATGCTGATGCAAGAGCAAGATGCAGAGATTGAAGCGGTCAATCAAGTTCCAATGATGGGGCAAGACGGACAGCCTGTTCTAGATGAAATGGGGCAGCCTGTTATTGCTTATGACGGTCGCTTAAAGAAAACAGAGAAGCGCACAATCTGTAAGGTCGAAGCATTCTCACCTGAAGACTTGTTAGTTGAGCGTGAGTGGACGTCACCATTGTTGCAAGACTGTCCTTACGTTTCGCGCTTGATGCGCGTTACCATGTCCGATCTCAAAGAAATGGGCTTGGTAGTAAGTGATGACGACGACTTAGAAGGCTCTGATTCTCCAAGCGGTGCTCATACTCGCTTAAATGACGTTCAACGCACAGATACCTCAACGCTTGGCTATGGTGAAGATGAGGACTATGGCGATGAGTCAATGTCTGACGGCTGGCTGCGTATTGAGTTCGTTCTCGTTGATATGGATGGAGACGGTATTGCAGAGCGTCGCTGCATCTATCGCTTGCAAGACAAGATACTGAAAAACGAAGTTGTCTCACACGTTCCTATTGCAACGGCTTCACCGATCCTGAATACACATCGTTGGGACGGTCAGTCTATTTGGGATTTGGTCAGCGACATTCAAAAGCTGCACACAGAATTGTTGCGTCAAACTCTCAACAATCTGTATCTCACGAACAATCCACGCACTAAAGTTCTCACGGATTCCAACTGGTCGCCTCTCGCTAATCTTGACGATTTGCTGGACTCTAGACCGGGCGGTATCTTGCGTCAACGTGATGCAAATGCGATCTCTGAACAGGTAACGCCATTCAGTGCTGGCGCTTCCATGCCTATGTTGGAGTATGTGCAAGGTATGAGAGAAAACCGTACTGGTGTTTCTCGTACTAGCATGGGGATGAATCCTGACAGCCTGAACAACACAGCTACAGGCAGACAGATCGACCAAAGCGCATCACAGCAACGTGTTGAGTTGATTGCTCGCATTATCGCTGAGACGTTGATTAAGCCTATCTTTCAGGGGATTCTCAAGATTCTCACAGATGGTGAAATGCAAAAGTTGTCTTTCCGTTTGCGTGATGAGTTCGTAGAGTACGACCCAAATGAATGGCGCGATTCTTACGATATGACAATCAATGTTGGTCTTGGTACCGGTGACACACAACTCAAAGCAGCGCAGTTAAGCAACATCTATCAATTGCAACAAGCAGGCTTGCCAATGGGTTTAGCGACTCCACAGAACTTGTACCACACAATGGCGAAGATCGTGGAAAACAGCGGCTTCAAAGATGTACAGAACTTCGTACAAGATCCACGCAATGCACCACCAGCACCACCGCCACAGCCGCCTATTGAAGTTCAATTGGCACAGATGAAGATACAAGCAGACGCGCAGAAGTCTCAAGCGGATATGCAGAACGAGATTCAAAAGTTCCAAGCTGAGACGCAAATGCAGATCGAGATTGAGAACATTAAGGCTGAAGCGAAACGCCAAGAAATCCAAGCCAGTTTGGAATTGCAAGCAGCAAACGATCAACGAGACGCAGAACGCGAACAGATGAAAGCTCAATTCGATGCGGCAATGGAACAGCAAAAACTTGAGTTCGAACGCTGGAAGGCTGAACTTGATGCGCGTGTGAAGTTGCGTGTGGCGAACATTGGCAATGAAGTAAGCGGTGATGAGTTGCTGAACGAATTGGGTGATGCCGCTGCAATGGGCGATTATTCCCCGATCAATCAAATCATGATGATGCAAGCTCAAACGGCTGATGCGATCAATCAATTAGCGCAGCACATGAGCAAGCCTAAGCAGATCGTTCGTGATGCAAGCGGCAAAGCTATTGGCGTTCAATCTGTAGAGGTTGGCAATGGCTAACGGTACGGGTGTTGCAGTCATTGATTTTGGTGCGCATCCTGGCAGCAATGAGGCATCTGTGACGATCACAGGTCAATCATCTATTAGCGCGACAAGTAAGGCCGAATCTTGGGTGATGGGCGACGACACAACGTCAGATCATACTGCAAGCGATCACAAGTATTTGCCGCAATTGGCTTCTTTTACTTGTGGCACACCATCAGCAGGCACAGGCTTTACGATTTACGGCAGAAGCGTACATAAATTAACGGGAACATTTTCCCTTCGATGGGTTTGGAGTGATTAAATGGCATTAGATACAAATATCGTAGGCGCACTTTCCGGTACTGGTGCAGATGTAAATGCATCGCGTCAGTTAAAAGTTGTTTTAGAGACTGATGCAACGGCAAGCCCTGAAAATGTAGGTTGTACTCGTCACTTTGGCGAGAATGACGGAGGGGCTTTAACTGGAGTTCCTTTGTTGCGTTCTCCAGAAGTTGACGTGGATTACCGTGAACGCGCTGCGGCTGATACGATCATGGATGACCATGTATTCAACACGACAGCGCAAGATACTGGTAAGCATACATACAGCAACACCACGATGACTAATGCGTGGACGGCAGGCCAAGTCACAACAAATGCTTCATCAATCACTACAACAACAACTGGAACGGTATTTGCGACTTACGCATTTTTTCCGATCCTTGGCACGACAACATTAGCGACAGACACAGAGATCGGGTTCTCTGCACAGCCACAGTCAAACGTATTCATTGAGTTTGGTATCGGCATTCCGGGCGCTCAAACTGTTGCGCCAACTGACGGTGTATTCTTCCGCTTGAGTGCATCCGGCTTGCAAGGCATTGCATCATTCAACGGTGCTGAAACATCAACGGGGATTTTCCCTGCTGCTGATGGTGCAGGCACTTGGACTTATACCAATGCAAAACGTTACCAGTTTATTTGCTATGCAACGACAGTCGAGGCGCAATTCTGGGTAAATGACGGAACAGGCGCTAACTGCTTAGGCACAATTCCTCTGCCTTCTGGTCAAAGCCGCATGTGCATGTCTAGTGCAGGTCAATTCTTCCTCAAGCATCGTCATACAGGTGGCGCGGCTGGTGGCGTGATTCAAGCGACAATGGGCGCATATAACGTTCGTATCGGTGGGCCACAAATGTCCACTACATTATCAACGCAAGGTAATCGATTAAACGGCTCTTATCAAGGTTTGAGTGGCGGCACAATGGGAACGCCTGCTCGATTCGGCACGATCACAACAGGTAATGAAGCAAACGTCACGGCAGCAGTGCCAACGACTACGACTGCCGCGCTAGGCTCTGGCCTTGGCGGTACGTTTTGGGAGACTGTTTCACTAGCGGTGAATACTGACGGCATTATTATGTCCTATCAAGTTCCAGCGGGGACGGTCAATTATCCAGGTAGACGTCTGATCTTGCGCGGAATGTACTTATCAAGTCATGTTCAAACGGTAATTGCTGGTGGGCCATACATTGCAGAATGGTTCTTGGCGTTTGGTCATACAGCAGTATCTTTGGCGACCACAGAGACAGCAACAAGTAAAGCGCCACGACGCATTGCATTGCCATTCACGCAGGTAATCACTGCTGCTCAAGCCGTATCTACTTTGGTGTCACAGCCAACGCAATTTGTTGATTTTGGCGATGCTCCGATCTTTGTTAATCCGGGCGAGTTTGTACAACTATGCACACGTCATATCGGAACGGTCGGCACAACTGGAACTGTAGTGCATAGAGTAACGCCTGTTTATGGTTGGGAGTAAGTTAAATGTCTCTATTGCTGGCTCTGCTTGCCGTAGAGACGCCTGACGCGCCAAGCATACCAACTAACGAAGTATCGAAAGTATATGTAAGGCGAGGCAAGAAAGTTCTGCTATTCAACACACCAGAAGAAGCAGACAGATACTTACTCGCTGAACAAGAAGCAAACGAAGCAATACAGAAGGCGCAAAAGACTTCTAGACGCGCTAGAAAGCGTCTCAAAGACAAGATTTACCCTGCTGCTGCATCAATCGACCTAGTCGAAATTGAACAGCTTACAGTTCGTTTTGATCTTCCCTATGATCTACCGAAGATGTACGAGGAAGCGCAGTGGGACAAGTTGGCCTTCATTGCAGAGCAACTGAGACAGATGCAAGACGAGGAAGAAGTTGAACTTTTACTGATGGCGATATGAACAATACAGAACAACGAGAAGTAATCGCAAGAGGTCAAGAAGCGGCAAGAATCATCGAATCTGATGTATTCAAATTGGCGCTTGAAACGCTAAGAAATAGCGTTACTGAACAGTGGAAAAACTGCCCTATCCGCGACAAGGAAGGACAGCTTCTTTTGTTGCAGTTAGCAAAGCTGACTGATAAATTTGAGGGCATCTTTGTTGGCTTAGTTGAACAAGGAAAAATGGTTCAGCACAAGATAGATTTGGATGACGCAAGAAACGAACCGCAAGCAAGACGTTTCATGCGCAAAGTTTTCAACGGTTAGGCACTTAACCACACGCAAACGCTGTGAAGCGCTGCTATTTCCCCATAGTGCAAAGGTGGGGAGATATTGACTAGAGGTAAAAATGGACGGACACGCTAACGCACCCGAACCGACAATTAACGATTTGGCGGCTCTCTTAAATGACACTCCTTCCGAGGAATCAGCAGAACAAGAGGACGCAGAACTAAACGCTGATGATTCGACCGTAGAAAACGACACCGAAGAAAAAGCAGACGATCAGACAGAGAAAGATTCTGAGGAAGAAGAAGCCGAGGAAGAAGAGCCTGCACCTGAGCGAAAAATCAAAGTCACCATCAAAGGTGAAGATGGTACAGAAGTAGTCGAAGAAGTTCCCGAGACTGAACTGGTCAAAGGCTATCAACGACAAGCGGATTACACGCGCAAGACGCAAGCACTTGCGGAACGTGAACATCAAGCCGTTCAAACACTTCAAGCCAAGCACCAAGAAATCCAAAGCCAATATTTACATCAAGCAGAGCTAACACGCGCTGCGGTAGTACAAATGGCGGGGATTAAAACACCTGACGAAATGGCGTATCTCGCACAAACCGATCCGGCTGGATGGGTAGCGGAAAACCAGCGTCAAAAGCAGATTGAAGCCTATCTCGGAACTCTGGATCAACAGATTCAAGCGGAGAGACAACAAGCGCAAGCTGCACAGGAAGAACAACGCGCAATGGAACGAAAACAAGCGTTTGACAATGCTTGGAAGAACCTAGCAGCCGCGAAGATCGACCGAACAGCACTTGAGGGGATTTTCTCTAGTGCCACAAAGAATTACGGATTCACACCCGAAGAACTCAACAACATTTACGACCATCGAGCCGTTCTCCTTATGAGAGATGCGGCTGCATATCGTGAATTGCAATCGAAGAAAGCAGAAGTCACCAAGAAAGCTGACTCAGCCCCTCGATTGCCAAGCAAACAAAACGTAGCTAATCCAAAGGATAAGGCGCTTGAGCAGAAGTTCAAAACTGGTCGCGCAAAGCTTAACGATTTGGCTGCATACCTATCTTAAATTAAGGAGTATCAATCATGACAGTTCCATCAAATTTATTCCAAGCGGCATCTGTTAAAGGTAATCGTGAGGACTTGATCGACAAAATCTTTCAAGTGTCACCAACAGAAACGCCAATTACTAGCGCAGCAGGCAAAGTAACAGCAACTTCCGTTTTCCACGAATGGCAAGTTGATAGCTTGGCTGCACCTGTTTCAACTAATGCGGCAATCGACGGTGATGACGCAACTTTGCAAGCTCAAACAGCTACACAGCGTTTGGGTAACCATTGCCAAATCTTGACAAAGACAATCGGTGTTTCTCGTCGTACTAACTTGATCAAGAAAGCTGGTCGCGGTTTAGAGTTGGGCTATCTCAAAGCTAAAGCGATGACAGAACTCAAGCGCGACATCGAGAAAACAGCAGTTTCGTTGAATCCTGCTGTAGCTGCTACTACTTCCGTAGCTGGCAAGATGGGCAGCTTGGCTGTGCAGTGCGTCACTAACACTTCTCACGGTGCTGGCGGTTCTACTGCTGCTTGGACTTCTGGTGCACCAACTGTAGCGCCAACATCAGGCACAGGCCGTGCTTTGACTGCTGCTTTGGTTTCGACTGTTCAGCAATCTATCTTCACTAACTCAGGCACACAGCCAGGCGAAATCTATCTTTCTCCTGCACATAAAGTGGTGTTCTCTGGCTTCACTGGTATTGCTACTAACCGCTTGGATTTGAAAACCAAGTCTCAACAAGGCGCGATCATCGTAGGTGCTGATGTGTACATGGGTGACTTCGGTGCAATCAACATCGTTCCTCATTACATGATGGCTGGTTCTACTGATGCTTTCATCTTGAACACTGACTACATCGACTTGGCGTTCTTGGACGGTATCAAAGAATCACCATTGGCGAAAACTGGCGATTCTGAACGTATCTTGATTACTGCTGACTGTACTCTTGCGGTTCGTAGTCCAGCGGCTCAGGGCAAAATTTCTGACCTCACTGGCGGTTAATCAGTAGTTTAGCAATAGGGGAGGGCTTCGGCTCTCCCTTCTTAACGCTGTGAAGCGCAGGAGAAAAGAATGGAAAGTATAGGCTCATTCAAGATTGACGAAGGCGTGGACGCTTTCGGCACTCGCACTGAGATTATCTTTGACGGTGAACAAGTCGTAAATAAGCGCTCATTTGACGCTGCACCACTGTTGAAAGAAGCGGCAGAGGCTCGCGCTGTCACTGCATCAGACAGATGGTCTGAAGGCTTAGGAACTCGCGTAGGAACTGTACCTATGGCGATCTATCAAGACGCTTTAAGGCTCTCCAACGTTGAAGAACGAAATAAGTATTTGTTGAATTGGATTCGACAAAACCCGCATTTCTGCACCTTTGATAAGTTCCTCAAAAAATGACCTATTCCGAACTAAAAACAGCGATTGCCGACTTCTTGCACCGCACAGATTTAACCACACAGATTAGTGGTTTTATCGAACGGGCAGAGGCGGCATTATTCCGCGAGATCAACGTTAAAGACTTGCGCGTATCTGTCACTGGCACGACTACGGGCGAGTATGTAACTTTGCCTGATGATTTTAGCGAAGTCGTTCGCGTAACGTGTACTTACTCAGGCACTGAGTACGATCTTGATTATGGATCACAGCCAATCGACTACACGATGACAGCGCCAAAGTATTACGCGCTGGAGAATAACAAGTTGCGGATATTTGGCACGTCAACGGGACAAGCTTACACGTTGTATTACACGCCAAAAATGAGCGCACTAAGCGATTCAAACACATCTAATTGGCTATTGGCAAATGCTTCTGACTTGTATTTGTACGCATCAAGTTTAGAAGCGGCTCGATACATGCGAGATCAAGCACTTGAGGACAGATTAACTGCCCAAGTAGCGCCATTGGTTGACAGTATTAAACGATACACAGAGCGCAAAGGGCAACCAACAAGCGGCTCTTTACAGATTAGACCACGGAGATACTAATGGGCTTAGAAACTGGCACGTACATCAGCGATTTGGTCACAACAAATCCGCTAGGCTCGGACGCAAAGAGTACAGCAGATGACCATTTACGACTGATTAAATCATGCTTGAAAACGACATTTCCAAGCGTAACAGGCGCGGTCACTAAGACGCACACAGAACTTAATACTGTGACTGATCGCGGCCTTATCGCTGGTCAGACTTGGACTGGCGATCATACTTTCCCCGCGACTACTTACGGTGTCACGGCAACGCTTGGCGATAGTTCGCTCAAGTATGCAACGACTGAGTTTGTTGCTAATACTGCGTTTTCTTCTGCGTTACCTGCACAGCTAGGTAATAGCGGAAAACTGCTGACGACTAACGGCACGACTGCAAGCTGGTCATCTGTAAAAACGGTCAACAGCCAATCAATATTAGGTTCTGGCGATATTCCTATCGGCATGACTTTGCTTGCAACGATAACGCCAACAGCAGCAGCAAACATTGACGCTCTTACGACTTTCTCAAGCTCTTACGACAATTATCTGATTATCGGTACAGGCCTAAGTGTTGCGGCTGACGATACTTTCAGGTTTAGATTTGCTGTTGCTGGCTCTGTTGATTCTGGCTCAAATTATTACACGGCAGATAGTTACACAGTAGCAGCTATTACAGCATCTAGCACTTCAGGAATTGTCGCATCAACGACTACCTCGGCAGGTATAGGCGCAAACTTTGCAATGCGTATCTATAACGCAAACGACGCAACGCGATTGAAAACGGCATTTTCTGAGCATAGCTCGCAAAGTGCTGCGACACCCGCCTACATTATTCGAGGTGCGGCAACGGTGTACACGGCTGCAAATGCTGTCTCAGGTATTCGCCTTTTCTTACTTGGTGGCGCTAATTTTGGCGCAACAGGAAAGATTCGCATCTTCGGTTATCAAAACTCCTAATAGGTGAAAACATGACAGACAAAATTTGCTATTGGGATGCTAAAGCAGGTAAGCAAAAAGAGCGCGATGCAACACCAGAAGAACAGGCAGAGATCGACGCGCGAAGAAGCGCACCACCATCTAAGGCTTCAATTAATGAGCCAATCATTGCCGAGATTGCGCAATTAGATTTAAAGCGCATCAGACCATTAGCAGAGGGCGATTCCGCATACTTGGCAACGCTTAACGCTCAAATCGCAGCACTACGCGCAAAACTGGTGAAATAATGCCATTCGTAAATATCAATCAGGTAGGCGGTATTGGCGTAGTGCGCGATCTATCTACGCATGAGTTACCGCCAAACGCTTGGACTGACGCGAAAAACGTTCGTTTCCTCGACGGTAACGCTGTTCAGTTCTACGGGCATGGGCAAGTATATGGAACTCCAACGAACATACCGCAGCACGTATTAGCGGCTCAAATCTCTGGCGCTCGGTATTGGATTTACCTCACTGCGGCCAATGCTTATGCGGTGACGAACTCTGGCGGCTCTACTGTAACCACGAACATCACTCACGCGACTCCGCGCACTGGTGTTGTGAATCAGTGGACTAGTACCATGCTTTCAGGCATTCCAATTGTAAACGTTGGCGATGCTTCTAAAGTGCCGATGTATTGGGATTTGAACCTAGCCAATAAGTTTGTCGATCTTCCTGCTTGGCAATCAAATTGCTTCTGCAAATCTCTACGCGCCTACAAACAATTCTTGGTGGCTTTGAATGTTTCAAGGCAGCCATTAAAGACGATTTCTAGCATTACGAGAGTAGGCACGACAGCAACGCTTACAACATCATCTGCACATGGCCTAAGTAATGGCGATCCTGTTTATATTACGCAAGCTACACCAGCGCAATACAACGGCACTTTCACAATTGCTGTAACAGGCGCAACGACATTTACTTACACAATGTCAAGCGATCCAGGAGCGAGTGCAACGGGTGGAATTTTATACGCTGGAACGGTTACAAATTACCCGCGCATGATTAGATGGTCACACCCTGCCGACCCCGGCTCTGTTCCTTCTTCATGGGACGTGAACGATGCTACAAAAGATGCTGGCGAGTTTGATCTAGGCGAGGGAAGCGACCCTATTATTGACGGTCAGCAATTGCGCGACTCATTCATGATCTACACAGAAACAAGCGTGTGGAGAATGGATTTTACAGGCGGTCAGAACATTTTCAAGTTCTCAAAAGTTCTCGGCATATCTGGCGCATTGAATAAGAACTGTATCGTTGAGGTCGATGGGTTCCACGTAGTTCTTACGAATCAAGACGTTATTGTACATGACGGTCAGACAGCAACTAGCGTAATGGACAAGCAGACTAGACGCGATCTATTCCAGAATATTGACGCGACTGCATCTGACAAGTGTTTCGTATTTAAAAACCCGTTCTTCAACGAGGTTTTCATCTGCTATCCGTCAGTTGGTCAGACGGTATGCGATAAAGCAATGGTCTGGAACTATAAAGACAAAACGGTGTCATTCCGTGACATTCCAAACCTGAATCATGCAAACTTTGGCGCGGTTGATAACTCGCTCAATTCAACGTTTGATTCTGATTCTCTACCGTTTGATTCTGACTTGTCATTGTTCAATAGTAGCGACTTTGTACCGTCAAC